GAGATGATAATAGCATGACACGTATGGAACAAAAAAGAGTACATAAAATTCGACTTTTAAGCATTGCTGTGATGGTTGTTGCTTTGGCCTGTATCCTTGCTTGTTGTACTGCTCCCATGCACCCTGTTCCCGCATTTGGTTGAGGGGGTACAGAATGGCAACAGTAGCTAAAACTTGGGGGGCAAGCACTACCACTTGATAAAGGTTCTTTACGAACAAACGTAATATTCAATGATGATTGTATCAAAGGAATGTCATTGATGCCTGATGAATCGGTTGACTTGATTCTGACTGATCCTCCATACAATATAAGCGTTAAAAATAATTTCCATACTTTAAAAGGTAGACATGGGATTGATTTTGGAGAATGGGATAAAGGATTTGATTTAACTGGTTGGATACCTAATGCGATTCGTATTTTAAAAAGTGGTGGAAACATTATTATTTTTAATGCTTGGAGAAATATGGGACAAATTGCAGATATGCTCGAACAAAATGGGTGTTTAATAAAAGAAATGATTCAATGGCAAAAGACAAATCCAATGCCACGGAATAGAGATAGACTTTATGTAACTACTTGTGAATTTGCAATTTGGGCTACAAAAGGAAAGGGTTGGACTTTTAATAGGCAAAGAGAAACATATGAAAATACAATTTTCGTTTATCCAATCGTTTCTGCAAAGCAAAGATTTCATCCTACGCAAAAACCGACAACCCTAATTGAAGATTTGATAAAAATACATAGCAATGAAAAAGACATAATTTGTGATCCTTTTATGGGAAGTGGTTCAACAGCATTGGCAGCATTACATACAGGACGCAAGTTTATTGGATATGAACTTGATGAAAAGTATTATGAAGTTGCTTGTCAACGAGTAGATCAAGAAATGAAAGGGTGTTGAAATGCAGCCTATTTTCCCGGAATATATACAATTTTTGAAAAGCCATAATTGTGATGTAGATTGGTTCCATGAAAACACTTTTTGGCTTGATAACAACATTGTAAAAGCCTTCAGACGGGGGGGGGGGCAAGTAGTTTTATTATACCGTGTATCGGTTGATGATAATTTACATCTGACTTTAACTAAGCATAAGCAGAATAAAAACTTTGATGACTTTGAAACGTGGCAAGAAGCAATTCAGAGAAATCGAAATAGGCTTTACCAGATAGAACAAGAAAGTATAAATTTGTTGCAACAATATGGTTTACATACAGATCGAAGAATTATCAATACAAATTCTACTGGTAAAGATAGTATGGTGGTAACTCATCTTGCTAAAAAAGCTGAATTGAATTTTGAAACATTCTTTAATGTCACAACACTTGATGTAGCAGAAAGTAATCAAATGGCAAAGCGCAATGGGTATCAGCACATCTTTCCTGATCCTCAATACGGTGGATTTTATCAATATGTTCATAATAGCAGAATGATACCAAATAGATTTACAAGATTTTGTTGTCAATATTTCAAGGAAAGGCCAACAATAGATTATTTCAACGCAGATGACAAACTTTTGTTTATGTTTGGTATTCGTAACGGAGAAAGTAATCAGCGATCAAACTATGAGGATATTATAAAGAATCCATTATGGGGTAATCGTGATTGGATAGGGGTTTTACCTATTCGCAAGTGGTCAGAATTAGATATTTGGCTTTATATTCTTGCAGAAGATATTGAAGTAAATCCTAAATACAAATATGGATATACAAGAGTTGGATGTGGAATTGCTTGTCCGTATTATACAAAATACACATGGGTTCTTGATAAGTTCTGGTATCCATATCTTTATAATCGTTGGAGAGATATTCTTCGTAATGATTTTGTCAGTAACAATAAATGGCTGATTATGAATTGCACAATTAAAGAATATGTTACAAAAGCATGGACAGGTGGTGTCTTTCGTACAGAGCCAACAGATGAGGTCATTCAGGAATATGCAGAACATTCCGGGTTAGATATAGAAGTTGCGAAAAAGTATTTCAACCGATATTGTTCAAATGGCTGTATTAGCAAGCGAAGTCAGCCATTAAAAATAAAAGATAAAAACACTTTAGCAATGAACATGAAGATGTTTGGTCGTGATATTGAGAAATTCAAATGCAAGAAGTGTTTAATGAAAGAGTTTGGATGGACTCAAGAACAATGGAATAAACAAGTTAATGAATTCAAAAATCAAGGATGCAGACTATTTTGATTATAAGGAGAGATGCTAATGAAAATTTACTATGCTCATCATGTTTGGAAGTACGATACGCCTATAGAAAATTTTGAAATCAAGTGTATTGAACGGCAATTTAAAGATGCAGTTATTGTAAATCCTCGCACAACCATCCCGCAAGATCAACCAGAAAGCGTCATTCTTGATTACGCATATAAAGCACTCGATGACTGTGAGGCTATTGTGTTCTCTACATTTTCAGGAATGATCGGACATGGAGTATTTAATGAAATCATCTATGCTTTTAATGCTGGAAAGAAAGTATATCAGCTTGACGGAACTGAATGTATTGAAATTAGAAGTTACACAGATTTTATTGAGCATGGAATTCGTGATTTTATTTTCCGTGGTGATAACAGAATGTACGCCGTTGTAAATTCTCCATGTTGGTGATGTGATGGGATTAAGAGTTTTATCAATTTGTGGTGGTCTTGAAACTGGATTGCTGGCTTTAAAAGAATTAGGAATACCAGTTGATGAATACCATACTTATGAAATTTTTGAACCAGCTATCGAACTTAGCAAAAGGCATTTTCCTGAAATTATTCATCATGGAGATGTTATTGGAGCAGATTTTTCGCAGTTTAAAGGTTTTGATCTGGTGATGGCTGGTACGTGCTGCCAGAGTTTATCGGTAGTCCGGCAAGAAAACAATCAAGTATGTTCAGGACTGAAGGGCAAATCTGGCATTTTCTTTGAGTATGCAAGAGCCGTCAAAGAAATTCAGCCAAAATGGTTCCTGTTGGAGAATGTAGTTCCAAAAAGCAAGACTGATCAGAATATTATTACCGATAACTTGGGGGGGGGCAAATTCCTCAGTTGATAAATTCAAATCTCTTTTCTGCACAAGACAGGGAGAGATTGTATTGGACGAATATTCATATTGGTTCGCTGCCTAAATTAAACACAACCGTCCTGAAAGATATAATGGTATCAGATGCGCCAGAGAAAGATTATTATGATAAACCATATATCTTTCATGGTGAAGATAAAAAAGTAATCGCTACATTACAAGTTAATACACATGATATGTTGAAACGAGTTTACAATCCTCAATTTAAATGTGCAACTTTGACTTGTGTGAATGGTGGTTATCAAGAAAAGAAAGTTTGGGATAATGGACGTATTCGCAAACTGACACCTGTTGAGTATGAGAGGTTACAAACATTGCCAGATAATTTTACAGAAGGATATAGTGACAATGTTCGGCGTTCACTCTGCGGCAATGGGTGGACAAAAGAGGTTATAAAGCATATTTTCAAGGGCTTATAACAATAAATACAACAAGAAAGAAGGTATAAGATGGCAAAGATTGTAGAGTTAGAAAGTGGCACTAATCCTGTTGAGGAAGTTACTGATCCAAAGCAGAAGGCAAAGAACGAGACAGAGGAAATGATTCAGCGTTTGATGAAAAAGGCATATGTGCTTGGATTGTCTGCTGGTATGAAAACCATGTGTGGTTCTATTCTTGAGAAGATGAATCAGAATAAGAATCTTAATCCTCAGAAGCAGTTGATGCTTTTACGTCAGTGGTGTAATCACAATTTGGCAATTAACAACAAACAGGACGAGAACAACGATACAGAAAGCAAGTCAGAGGAAACTACAAATAATACAGATAAAAAGGAGAATGAAAATGATGCGTAAGTCACAGAGCAATTCCACTATTTTGACCGAAAAGGCGGCGCAGTTAGACAGTCTGATGAAGGATTCTGAGAACGCAGTATCCGTGATTACCACAACGATTGATAGGCTGGCAAATGTAAATGCCCGTATCAATTCTACTCGTCAGGAGATTGAGTCCTATAAGGCCGAACTTGAGCGTTTGGATGGTTCTATGGAGCAGCAGTTCTCTCACAACGCTAAGATCATCGAGAAGTTTAAGAACTTTCTGGAGGACTAATGAATAGGGATACGTTTGAAAAAGAAATTGGCTGGATTCATTCAGAGAAAATTGCAAAGTTTGCTACATATTGTGTAAACAATCTTCCTGACTATTTCTTTACGGTTCCTGCATCGTCAAGTGGCAAGTATCATCCTTCTTATGCTCTTGGAGATGGTGGCCTTGTCCGGCATACCAAAGCTGCTGTATCCATTGCTCATGAACTGTTTAATCTTGAAATGTTCCCATTTACTAATGACGAGCAAGACTTGATTATTGTAAGCCTTATTCTTCATGATGGCTTGAAACAGGGTGATGGCAATGGAAAGAGGACAGTATTTGACCATCCTATTTTTGCAGCGAATTTTGTAAAGAGGTGCAATATTGAAAGTCAGTTGTTGACTGATGAACAGGAAGCCTTTGTAGTAAACGCCATTGAATCTCATATGGGGCAATGGAATACATCAAAGTATTCTAAAGTTGAGTTGCCAAAGCCTAAGAATAAGTTTCAGAAATATGTTCATCTGTGTGACTATCTGGCCTCACGAAAGTATTTGGAATTTAATTTTGAAGCTATTTAAAAACAGTAAAGGAGAAAAAGTAAATGAGTTATCAAGCACGATTCAGTTTTGTTGGTACTCCCGTCATTCCCAAGCAGAAGTCAGATACCAAGCGTCCTTTCTGCAAGGAGGGTGAGTATGTTGATAAGCAGACTAAAAAGAAGCGCAAGACACTTTCTATGACGTTTGGTGTTAAGGAAACGGACTCAAATATGGTATTTGTTGAGGCTTTTGATAGTGTTCAGTCCACAATTAAGACAATGGATGCCGACAATGAGAAGATGGATGTTGATTGGGATGACCGTTTCGATGAGGAAATTGTTGATAAGGTTGCCAGTTATCGTAAGTACATTGTTGATCTTGGTGAGGAATGTGGTGGTCGGCAGGAGTTCATCACCGTCTATGACATGATTCAGCACTTGCAGGAGTATCTTCCTCAGTACGATGGGCGTGTGGTGGTTACAGGCCAGTTCACCCGTGATTGGTACGCCAAGAAGAAGATGTATTTTAGCAAGTTCCGTATCCAGAATGTTTTTGCCGCCCCCGAAGAGCGCAAGAGTCGTTTGCTGATTACTGCTGATTTGTTCTATAACAAGTCCAGTCTGGATGATTCTGATTATGCAGAGAATAAGAAAATGACTTTGGATTGTTATATTGAGCAGTACATTAACAAGGATGAGGGTCGGAAGTTTGTTCCTATTCAGTGTGTGTTTTCTGGCGCAAAGTATGATCCTGAGAATGAAAAGCATAAGAAGCTGCTGGCTAACAAGATGAGTTATCTCAATGTTGCCAAGATGAAGGTTCAGAATGATCAGGATGAGATTGTTACTGTAAAGGGTGATGAGTACGTCCATATCCCTTGGGAGATTGTTCTTTTACGTGGTGCTGAAGAGGTTGACTTTGACGAGTCTATGTTGACTGAGCGGCAACGTGAGCAGGTTGAACTTGGTATTCGTACTGTTGATGATTTCTGTCCGAAGGGAAATGTCTTTGGTGATCGGGTTGATGAATTTAGACTGAAGGATGTTATCATTTCGTCTGACGATTTTAAAGATGGATATTGTCGGCTTGCTGATGACAAGGGAGATGAGTTCGAGGAAAAGATTTATAAGCCTCCGTATGATGAGACTATGGAAGAGGCCAAGAAGAACTCTAAGAAAGCTAAGAACACCGAGTCTGATGACGATGATCCTCCGTTTGATGAGGACAAGAAACAGGATGATGGTGTTGATGAAGATGACCTGTTTTAAAGGGAGGTAGATAAATATGGCAAGGAAGTTTGGACAGAAGCGTGAGATTTGCATTGACCCTTTGGCTTATAATATTGGTCTAATCGGTGAGAGTGGTATTGGTAAGTCCACTGTTATCAAGGAGGTCTGTGAGAAGTTGGCTGGTGATGAGGGTTATATCGCCCTCGACATTGGTAAGGAAGATGGACACGATGCTATTAATGGGATTGTATCTGAAAAGGTTCCTGATTGGGCTAAATTCAAGAAGTTCTGTGATGACGTAATTGAAAATAAGTTAACTGATTACAAGGATTTGCGTGTTGTTGTTCTTGATACATTTGATCAGTTGCTTGAGATTGCGGAGCCTGAAGTTAT